TGTACATTTTGCGCCTTCTTTCGTTTGGGGGGCTTTCGCCCTGGTAAGACATACCTTCCCGTAAATTCAAAGTTAGTGCAAGTATTTATGCCACTTATTTCTACTATTTTTTATTTATTTTTACGCTTGTTTGCTTTGAATTAGAACACCTGTTCGGATTTACCGAGGCCACACGAGGCCGACACAGCCTCGAACGATCCAGGGGTAGGGGTAACGGCCCAAGGCATTATGCCGCCCCGCACAAAGGCACACACGGCCTAGTCCTTTCCCTCAGCGCAGTTGAAGCAGAGGGGTTTGCTATAACCCGCCGCCTTGTAATCCCAGTAAAAGGATCGGCCGCACTCGCTGCACTTCATTATTTGACCAGGCACAATCCCAGGAAGTGGCGGCTTTTGATTTCAGCCAAGGCCGCTGCCTTGGTTGGCGCATCCTCGATCACAAAGTTGTCGAACCAATCGGGGACCCAGGTTCCGTTGATCTGCTGGCATTCGGATCGGTGGTAAACATCCCACCCATCCTCGTGCTTCCAGTAAATTAGATCGCAGCATCGTTTCATTTGGCCTCCTGTTGCTTCTCGCACCAACGACACATTCCAGCGCGTTTGATTTGAATTGGCGTGTGCGGTTCAGTTCCACACTTCGGACATTTCATTATTTTGCCTCCCTTAAAGTTTCAACATTGCCTTGATCATCGACTGCAATCAGGTATCGACAACTCGTGCATTCGTAACGCCATTCCAAATATTGCGTGGCTCTTTCTTGAGTCATAACCGATCCGCAGTGGTTCATACCATCACCATCATGTCTGCATCGATTGCTTTTGGATCGCGGCGCTTTGATGCCTCGAAGTCGATCACAATGCAAAGGTGCAGTCCTTCGTTGCTGGCTGCGATGTCGTGCTTATTAAAGATTGCCACGATCGCCGCGATTTCTGTTTCATCAAGGTTGTCGTGGTTGAAATAAACCTCACGAACTTCTCTGCCATCCCATCCTGGCTCTGCTGCGCAGTCTGCATAAACCTGGAAGCGGTTACCTTGGCCACCGTAATGCCAAATAACTTTGTGGTTTGACTCGCTACCTGCTGAAATACATGATCGGCAGCAGCCCATCACATTCCGTGTTGCTCTTACACCTGACTTGCGGATCTCTTTCATCGCTGCATCAAATCGTGTGCTTAGGTTGTCCGACACTTTCTTGCCTTCTTTCTCTTGGGGGCTTTCGCCCTGTTGAGACATACATTGGCATGGATCGGCAACAATTGGAAGTATTTGTGGCACTTATTTTGACTATTTTTACGCGTGTAATCCTGTGAGTTTTATCCACATTCGGACAATTAGGACCTCCAAAGCCCAACTTCCAGGAATGGGGCCAAGCCGTAGATCTTTGTAGCGTTGATTTCGGTGACCTGGCCGTCATCTAAATACGCAATCGCGGTCATCGAGTCGAGAACGGCTCGGATCAACTTATCAAGATCAGGAGCAACGGTTGGATGTAATCGTTTCACCGTTTTTGGTTTTGGCATTGAGAATAATAAATCTAACTTAACTGGACCAGGTTCAGGGGTGCATCCAGCGCGGCGTGCCTCAATCGCAATTGCCGATCGCCAAACCGCTAACTCGGCTCCCTTGTTGTGAACAACATGACCGTTGTACACACGCATTGATCCTTGCGGAACAGGAACTCCATCGACTCTGAAACTAATCACACCTCGATTGTAACCGCATCGTAGAAGCATGACCATTTCTCGCGACCCTCTGCATCAACCATTGATGCATCAATGAAGCCAGCGTAGTCAGGTTCGGACACGGATTTGACCAGCCAGCGATGATCGCCAATGACAACTGTGTCACCGCTTTGCACCAGGGTCGGCATAACGACTCGTGTACTCATTTCAACCTCCAAGTTGTAATGGTTACGAGAAGTGTAAGGGTTACAAGTGACTTGTGTCATCTTTTCGGTAATGTTTTCCGTAGAAATTCTACGATGTCCGCAGGTGGTGGAACGGATCGCGCTTCGGCTTCGCGGATCTCCTGCTGCCACTTGAGATACTCCTGGCGTTCTCTTTCAGTCTTAGCCTTAGACTCTTCCAACTCTCGGGCTTTCTTTTCATCGGCCGTGAAAACGCGTGGCGGAAGTGGACTGTCGGCCCAACGATGAGCGTTGAGCCAGGTGGAAGCGTGCGCAGTAAAAGACGGATGGCGGTTTGGATCGGCGGCGTATCGAGCAGCGCCCGCAATAATTACATCGGGCGCTTCCACCTTGATCGCTTTCTCCCAGGCTTTCTTGGCTGCGGCTTTGCCCACCTTGATCGGGTATTGATCCCAAAACAAGTCGAACTCGGATGTTTCATTGGATGGTTTATTAGGGTGGTTCATGGGGCGTGATTGTCGCCCCGTAGGTGTCGCCAAAGTCGCCCCGTTGATGTCGTCAAAGTCGCCCCGATCCTCGCGGGTAGACTCTGTGTCGCCTCGTAATCTTTTGATGTTGATCGTATAGCGATGCGGTCTGCGATCCTCGCGGCAGTTGGCGCTGCCCCCAGCACCTTTCTCCATCCATAAATATCCAGCCGTTACCAGGCTATTGACGGCCCTTTGAACGGTCCTGATAGAGATGCTGGCCTTGGTTGCGATTGTGGCTTGAGAAGGCCAGGCTTCGGTTCCATCGTCAGAGGCGTGGTCGGCGATGATCAACAACACCATTTTTTCGACCGTAGGTAAATCTGCCCGCCAACATTCCGACATCAACCGAATGCTCATACACCTTCCTCACTTCCTCGTAGGTAATTCCGTACATCTTTAAGGCTTCCAGCGCTCGGCGCAACTGGATGGGGTATTTCTCGGGATCGCCCATGGATCGCCGCTCAAGGCTGGTCAACCCTCCCCACACCCCATAGTCCTCGTTGCCAAAGGCGTATGCCAGGCAGTCCTTTTGGATCGGGCAACGACCACAGATGGATCGGACCGCGTTGATGTATTGATAAGCGGTCGAGTTGCGCTCCTCCTCGACCCGATAAAACAACTCAGTGTCGACTTCTAAGCATTCGGCTTTATCCCAATCTACCTGTTTGTACTCGGGCATCCGACCTCTCCTGTTGGATCGTAAAAGTCGCAGTAAGCGGCGCAAAATCCCAGGTTCTCGGTCGGTTCGGGTTTTGGTCCATCCTCGGCAGCGATCTTTTTGACTTCATCTAGCCACATCAATCCTTCCAAGGCCAGGGCCTCATCATACGGCTCAACATGAGCGCGGATTTCACTCATGATCCCATCGCGTGGGATAGCCACCAGGGACACATATTTGACTTCGTGTCCGTTCTTGGCAAGCAGGTAGCCATAAACCTGGACCTGCATTCTCTGCTGCATCTTGGGGAAGTAACGCAGCGACTTCTTTTTGGTTGTTTTCCAATCCACAACCATACCCAGGTCCTTTATGTACAGATCAACATGGCCCTTTAGGTCGCCAAAGGTAACCTGCTGTTCGATGATGAAGTTGTCGCCAAATGGGTCCTCGCGCTTGATCGACTCGGCGATCCCAGCGTGAATAAAGGTTCCCATGATCGAGGCCAGCGACTCCGTGTCGGCGTTAATCTTGGGGGTTTGTTTCAGGATGTGATAAACCTGTCGGCGACATCCACCGATACTTGAAGGCCCAACTTCCACCTGTTGCGAACGATCGCGCTGCGAGTCGTAGGCTTCCAGGGATTTGATAAGCATCCCTTGTAAATCAATCATCGTCTTGACCTTCCTGTTTGTCTTGCACTTGTTTCATAAACGCTTCAAAAGCGCTTAATACCTCTGCGGGTGTTTTATAGACCTTGCTGTTTTCAGCGATCCGTTCAGCCATCTTCCAGTCGTTTGGATCAATGGTCATGACAACTCCATGCTGGATCGGACTGAAGCCGACATTGATCGGGCAATCTCCACCTGGGTTTTCAACCGCTGCACATTGGCGCGTGCGGCTTTTACCTGGGCTTCCATGGTTGCCATCTTAAAATGCTGATCGGCATTTTCAATAATTGCCATGTCCTCGCGCTCGCCGACCGTGTAATTCTTTCCAGTCGGCGATGACTTGCTGGCCAAAGAAATGCGTGTGCGTGCCATGGCTATTTCATACTCGGCTGTTGTCTGATGGAACTCACGCTCTGTATCAACCAAACCCTGGTGTGCTTCATCTACTTCTTTAGATAAAGCATAAAGGCGCGACTCAATTTGCTGAGGTGTCACCACTTGGGTCATCATCGCCCGCCTCCTTTACAAGTGTTAGTCCTGAGTTCTTTTGACGCTCTTCTAACTCAATCACCTTCTTGGCATCGTTAGTCAGGTTAAACGGATCAGGAACCAACTGAAAGCCAGCCCGATCCATCGCCTCGGCCAAAGTTTCTGCAAAGATGCCATCCAACTCGGCGGAAACAGCCCTAATCCCTAACTTGTTCATGTGAACCGACACTACAAAGCCAGCGCTCGGTTCAAACTTCTTAGTTTTATCGCTCATCACACATCTCCTTTTCCAGCGTCATAACCCGCGTCAAATGCCATGCGCAGGTTGTAGTTGTCTTTATAAGGCTCGATCTTGTTCCACCAATCCCAAAACGCCTGTTCTTTTTCACTCATAATTCGCCTCCACAATGCTTACAACTTTTGATTTTACGAACTGAGGTCTTGCGACCGTTGACTGAATTTAACCCGATGTAGACGGCACATTTGCCACGCCGCTCCGTAAGCCGTTCAATCAATCCTTCTTTGTGCAGAACAGAAAGAACACCCGAGGCTTGGCCGTGATGCCAGCCTGTTTCATCGGCCAGTTCTTTCCAGGTCATTCCATAAGTTTTGGATGCATTGATCAATCGCAAGGTGACATTTTGGCGGCCCTTTGTAGTTCCATCGGTGTCATCTTGAACTGCACGATCCTGGCTGGTTTGCGATCCCGACCAGCCTGAAGTGCCAGCGTATGGAGTGAGGGGGAGTTCCAAGTCCCCCATCACAACTTTGAAGTTGCTCATTAAGCGCTCAACTCCGCAACGCGTGCATTGATTACATCCTTTAGAGTGGTTCCTTTTACTGGCGCGTCAATAATCTCGGCGCTTCCAGTCCACAACTCGCGCAACTTCTCTTTGTCACTCATCGCAGCAACCGTCTGAATGGCTGCTTCGGCGAGTTTCAATTGATCGTCAGTCCAGGAGAGTTTCTTTACTGGTGCTTTGCGTGGTTCTGCTTTGTAGCGTTCGACCTTTTGCATCTCTTCTTGAGATGGGCGCTTGCCAACTGGTGCGCCAAGGCAAAGAACGGAGTTGCTTATGCAGCGGCCAATCGCGGAAGTTTCGCAGTTCTCAAGGGCCGATGTTTTATTTACAAACCCAGCGCCCACAATCTCCTCGGCATAGCCTGTTGAGTGCGGGGTGTTGTCTTTCGGATCAAGATACAAGAATGTCTTACAGATGAAGCGGCGCTCATCCTGGTAGATCAGTTCTGTAAGCAATCGGGCTGTTGGGTATTTTTCGTATAGACGGCGGAGACGCGCTTCGACCGTTTCGTAATCCTCAAGGCTGTATTTCTCGGCCATGAGCCTTCCTTTCTGTAGGGGGGCTTTCGCCCTTGTAAGGAATACCTTGGCACACGCCACCGACAATTGGAAGGACCCCTGGATCGGGCGTGGCGGATACATTACAGGCGTGATTACAGGCATAATTTCAGCAAGGGGGTCCACCATGGCTTATTCACAAATATCCATCCGTCTAGGCGGCCTTGCCGTTGAGTTGGGAACCGAGGCCCAATATCCCGACATGGTTACCGATCTAACTAGCCGTTGCCTTTCCACCTTCAAAGAAGCAATGGATAAAGCAAAAGATAATGGCATCGACATCGCAGACATGAGATTGATCACCAGCGATTATGGTGATGATTATGAGGATGATTGATGTGCAAAGAATGTGGACAATGTTCTAAGGAACATTCCTACTCTGTTGATGATGCTGTGGATGCAGCAGAGGCCTCAATCTAACCAAACCTTGTAGGCGGCAGTCACGCGGCCTTTTACTGGATCAATGAAGTGAAGGCGTTGCGATGGAGTTGCGCTGGCCGCAAGCATCACACCTGCATAACGATTGTCGGACTCCGTTGAGCCTGTTTGATACACCGCTCCGAGTCCGTTAGCCATCGACCACTCCGCGTGCGTGTGATAGTGGCCAATATAAACATCTCTGAACTCCCAAGGGTAGGAACCCGAGCGCCACTTGTTTGCGTGTTGAACTATTGCACCAGGGGAAGCAAAACCGTTGCGGCCCACTTCATCTCCGTGGATCAACAGCGCTCGGTAGTTGCCAATCTCGATGCGTTGAATATCCTCAGGACAGTCCTGCCACACCAGGCGTTTTTCTCCCTGAAGCAACTGATGGGCCAACTCGTAGCACATACGGTCGAAGTTATCGGATCGCGGAACATTGTCGCGCTTTGATCCGATCCGACCATGGTTTCCCCACTCGGGAACCACGGTGACCTTTTCATAATTAGCCAGGGCAAACCTGACCACATCCACGCAAAGGCGAGAAACATTTACATATTGCTCAAATAGGGTGCTATCAATCTCGAAAGCCTGGCTTGGGAAGTTGAACAAGCCTTCAACCATGTCGCCGCCAAAGGCAATGGTTACTTCTTTTACAGGGTGATCAGCGCGTTGAATGTCGGTGATCCTGACGGCCTTCTCTGCAAATTCCATCACGCGTCTGCGCATAATCTGAGAGTTATAACTGACGGTTCGTTTGGCTCCTTGCCAATCCGTCATGTGCCAAAGCGCAACTTCACCTTTTGCTTTGCGTTTATCAATAGCCACAGTTGGAACTGGTGGTATTTTGCCAAAGGTGAGCATTGCATCGTAGGCCGCCTGGCGTGTAGCAAAGACCAGGTCCTCATTTCGTTCTTTTGATTGCTTCAGTTGTTTCTGCAAACGCAGCATCGCTTGCCGTAATTCTTTTACATCCTTGGACTCTACGCCTTCAGGCATCTCATCAAATTGATCTTTAAGACTCATCGAGAGCGATCCGTTTCCCGAGTTCCGAATAGCCCGCTTTGTCCTGCCATGAGTCCTCATGCATTGGATTGATCGCGCAACGAATGGTCTTAAGGAAGTCCATCATCAGCGCTACTTGATAAGGGGGAATGTCCTCGATGTTAAGAATAGCGCCCCAGCCTCGGCCAACGGCCGTAAAGTTATCAACAGCCGCACCATACATTCTGCCGCGTTCGTTTAGAAGGGCATCTATTCTTTCGGACATCTACATGTGCCGTTTCTATGAAGTCGGATCGTGTCGGAACTGCACTTATGTCCGTCTGCACGCAGGGCTTGAACGATGAGGTTTGTGGGGTAATTCTTTGCCCATGCATCATCAAGTGCCTTTTGATCCTCTTTGCTCAAGCCTTTATACATCTCTTGATACGCGCAGTATTCTGATCCGCGCCGAATTTGTCGCTTGGACAGGATTTCGATGAATTTGTCATTAAGCATGATGCCTCCTCGAGCCTAAAGGGTACCTTAACAGTTATGAAAGAGAAAGCACCCGACCTCGAGAGAAAGTCGGGTGCAATTCGCTGCGGTTACTTTGTTTTCTTTTTAGACTTCTTGGCAAGCGCCTTAATCTCAACATCGACTGCGTTGGCAATAAAGCCGAACGCTGGGTCCTTGGGATTAATTGCGCGGATCGCTGGGCCAGCAACTGCGGCTAGACCTGCAATCAGGATGGCTTTCAGATCGGTTTCCCCTGCGGAGTAGACGGCGATAGCCGCAACCACAAAGGATCGTGCGTATGACTCAAGTGCTGCTCTGATTTGTGCGTTCATTTGGTCTCCTTGAACTTTGGTTTACCGAAGCCCACAACTGCTACAGGCTTAGATTTGACTAATTTACTGCCGTTCTTTTTCTTGTAAGCGCGAACCTTCAAGCAGCATTCGCCGCCGTTTCTTTGGTCGCCTTTCTTATCAGGGCTGGTATTTCCCTCCACGCAAGTAATCGTGCCGTTGCCGTTGTCTTTCACAACAATGCCCACATGGGAAATACGGTCGATCCCATCTCCTGGAAAGTCAAAGAAAACAATGTCGCCTGGTAGCGGAGTTGCTTCCTCTGCGGCTTGCCATTGGCCTTTATCCAAGAACGCTTTGGCCCCTGCTTGCGTAGACACGCAGTTTGGGATCTTTAGCGTTACCTGGTTTGCGCACCACATTACAAACGATCCGCACCAAGGTAAGAAGTTGGCTTTTGTAAAAGCGCCATACTTGGTTTCGTTATCTTTTGGCCCTTCAATCGTGCCGACTTCCTTCAGCGCAACTTCTACAAACTCATCGCGTTGGCTCATCGATTTCGCCCTCCTTTGGCTTCGGTTTAGATTTTAGCCCATTTGCACTCAAGATGCCTGAAAGGGTGCCAGTTAGAAACACGCAAAGAGTGGAGACTAGATCTATAAACGCAGCATCATTGGGAGCCTGGGCCATAGGTTGCGTCACAAATACCAACGCATAAAGCATCGCAAAGACCGATCCTGCAAATACCAAAGCAAGCAGGATGCCAATCGTGACGATCAGGCGAGCGTGCAATTCCTCGGGTGTGAGTCTTTTTCTAGCCATCGGTTTCCACATTCGGTAGTAAGTCCTTAGTGCATTGACCGATCGCTTCGCATTGAGGTGGGTTGCATTCAGCCTTTTGCCAGTTTTCATATTCTTGGCAAGGATACCTAGTCCAGCCTTGATACCCACAACCAGTCAGACTAAGGGCGACTAATAAGCAAGCGATAAATCTCATCTATACGATCCTCTAACCGTTTGATTGATGCGCCTTGCCTAGTTTGCTCATCGCGAAGGCTTGCTCCGCCATTTGGTTTCAATTCGGACAGGTAGTGCTTCACTAAGAAGCGCACCGCAATTGCCAGCGATCCCAAAAGGGTGCTGACGGCAACTCCGATGCCAAGCCATTCATTAGGTGTCATGTTGTAATAATAACAATTATGCGACTAAAGCAACGCCATTTATAACAATGGTCGAGGTTGCATCTAGAACGGCTGGCTTGTTATGGGTGACGGTGTCTGAGCCACCGTTGGAAGTTGGATGCCACAGATACATTTTGTTATCACCCTGTGCAATCACACCAAATATTGTGTAAGTAGTTCCGCCATCAATGATCGCGCCGCCAGCAATAACCTGGTGTGCAAAGGTTGGAAAGCCCACTGGCAACTCGAAGTAAATCTGTCCTGTTCCCCAGTTTGTAATTGTTGTGCCAATAATCTCCGCGTAGGCCGTGATCATCTTGCCGATGCGTTGGGACTCAATGGTCAAAGGCTGGCCCGTGAATGCGATGTTATTGTTGACCGTTTTCAGCGTTGCATTCGTAGTAACAATAATAGATGTGCCGAGGTTGTTATCGGCGAACTCAACCCAGGCTGTGCCGTTCCAATATTTCATCAGATCATCTGAGTTATCAAAGATGATGTCGCCCACGCGTGGATAGGTTGGCTCAGTTGAAACATCAGGGGCTGTGAAGCGCACCGCAGTTTCCAACTTGCGCAAGCGGCTGTCAAGATCGGCAAACATAGTCTGCAAGGCTGGCGGTTGGTTGATGTAGGCCATTACGCTTCTCCTGAACCCTGGGTCAAAGTAAGCGTAGCGCGTTCAGGTCCATCCTCACCAGGCTGCACCGACACACCCACGATGCGATAAATCTCATCCAAGCCTTCAGGGAAACGGTTGTCCTGGATCAGAACGCGTGCATCATCGCCCACTTCGTAGGTTCCATACTCGGGAATTACATAAGGCGGCACGACCATTTTGATGGTTGTTGGAGGATAAGACACGGCGACCACTTGGGCTGTGGCCAACTCATCTAGCACCGTTTGATCGGTGATGTCGGAGTAGTTGGCTTGATCCTCAAGTAAAGGCCAGCCATCAAGAAGGAATGAGGTGTTTTCGGCAGTTGAGACTAACTTACCTTCATTGGAACCTGCGCCTAAAGCGTAGATGGTATTGGCCGCGATTGAGCCATCCTCGGGGTATTCGTACTCGACCACATTGCCCGCAGGGAACTGAAAGACAACAGCCTCGGGATCGGTTGGATCATAGGGAGTTCCGCTTCGGGGAAAGTAAGTGTTGAAGGCCTTAGTTGGAAGCCCAGTCACGCCGTCATATTCGATGTCGATGTCAAAATCAAAGCCATCATCCTGACGCGATAAATCCTGGATGGCGTTGAACACCGTCTTGAGTTCATAGTCGTAGTAGACTCGATCAACCAAAACGCCTGAGGTGGTTTGCCCTGCGGTGTTGTAAAGAATTCCAATGTCGCCGTAGGGTTCGTTTTGCGCATCCTCAATCAGGGTTTTTGCGATCACCAACTGGTCGATGTTATTGAAGTCTGTGGTTGTTGTGATACGGCGGCGTTCAAAGTAGGAGATCCACTCGCGGGCCGTGAAACTCAAGGTCTGATCGCTGCTGTTGTAAGTGCGACCCCAAATAACCCCACCCCAAACCAAAATGCCGTTGCGATCGACATAGATACCGCACTTGCCTGGGATCGTTGAGGCATCGATGTTAAAGGCGGCGGCGTTTAAGCCTGAAAGCAAAAGGTGACCCGAGAAGGTTCCAGCCTGGTTTAACTGCTGCGTAAAGCCAACCCCAGTAAGGGGTAACTCAGCAATGATCGTGTTAGTAGGTAGATCTACAAAGAGATACCGATAGGTAGTAGTCATTTGCCGACCTTCCTAGATTAAAGAACGATTACTGCCGCTTCTTCTTCTGTTAGCGGTTCGCCGTTGATAAGTTTTGCTCTAGCGGAATCCTTGAGTTCAAGGATATGTGCTGCTTCCGCTTCTTTTTGCGCCTCTCTTTCAAGCGCGGCTTGGACTCTAGCGTGATATTCCGCTACTTCTTCCTCAGTAAGAGGTATCACCTCTGAGGTGTTTGTAGAGCAATCCACTACGACTTTGGTCAGGGTTTCTTCGGTCATTTTTTTCTCCTATGCGTTTTTGATTCCATACAAGTAGTAACTACTACCTGTAACAAACTGAGCACCTGCCACATCGGTCATCAAATCAATTCGAGTAATAGCATCAGTTACATATCGTTGCCCTGCGCCTTCTGCGTAAATACCACCAGGGCTCGCTTGCCGTGTATTTATACCAAAAGCAAGAGAGGGGTGATAACGCGATCCTGTTACATAGTTTGGAATAAATAGTTCAAAACCACCATAAAAATCAGAACCCGAACCTGCTACCTGTGGAATACCTTCTATGTTGTTGTAGGTTTGATTTACTGCGTTACCTGCCTGTAACCCTGAAGCGTTATATTGGAATACGGAAGCGTAATTATAGTTAGCCGATTGACTATTATTATAGAAATACTGTGTTGAGCCGTCATCTCCACCATTACGAGTAGAGCGTTGATTTCCCTTTAGGTATAAGTGCGTATAAGTAGAAGGAATGTTATTAAAGGTAATATAGTTTTGATTACTAGGCGCGGTATAACTAGCAATAAAATCGTAACTGAGTGCCATTATTACTCCTTTGTTATTCCTATGAGAGTAAATACTGAGTCGCTTGCCCAGTTACCCCCATTAGGCTTCATAATAGTAATAGAGTTTATAGCCGAAGTTGAAGACCAAGAACCACCAAAAGAACCCCAATACATATTGCCACCTTGTCGGCTACCCCACCTAGAAATGACAGGTTTCATAAAAGAAGTATTTGCATAGTTAATAATGTTAATTTCAAATCCGCAATCTCGGTCATTGTCCATATTATTTATAACACGAGCGTAGTTAGTTACTGAGACATTGTTGGCTACTGGAGCAGTACCGCCTACTGCTAACTGTTGCCAACTATAATTATTATTAGTATCACTATTAAATTGAAGTCCAGCGTCATCACCTGTTGTATTGTACCGCGCAGTTCCGACTATTACTAAATCTGTAAAGGTCGCAGGTATGCTATTGAACACAACAGTAGTAGGAGTGCCTGAAACTGTTTGAGTGCTAATCACATTATAGGTAGCGGTCATTACGCACTTCCTTTTATTCCATACAAGGCAAAAACAGAACCTGATGCGAAATTGCCTTGATTTCCGCCTATTTCAATACTTGATATTGCGCTTGTGCTAGTAAATGGCCCTGCGGCATTACCTAAACTTATAGTATTTGTATCGTTCCAACCCATGCCAAACACACGAGCAGATTTATTTGTGCTGCCAGCGTAATCGTGAATATCTATAATGAAACAACCCCACTTATCTGTTGCTCCATTTCTCACACTAGGAGTTCCCCAAATACCTTCGCTACTTACTGCTCCTGCTGAACCTGTATAACTAGTTCCGTTTGCGTACCAACGATACTTCCAGTAGTTAGCACCTGTTGTGTTTCCGTTGAATCTTAGATACCACTCACTATTTCCCGTAGTGCCACTTGTTTCGCGGAAGAAGGCGCGTACTTGTAAATGCTCATAAGTGCTAGGAATAGAAGTAAAAGAAAGTCCATAAGTACTGCCTGTTGGTAATATTGTAGCAATAGACTCATAAGCACCGCCAGCAGCACCGCGTAATGAAGAAGCAATAGTTCCAAGAATAGGCATTAGGCAATATCTCCTATTACATACCACAGATCAGTTCCTGCTTTAATGCAAGTGGCTGCACTGTAACGCGCTCGAAGTTTTGGCGCGGCGGCAGTTGCGCCAGTTGATTGGATCGTTGTGGTACCACTCGTTACAGCCTGAATTGTTGTTTGCCCTGCACCGATTTGTAAAACATTTATTTGCGTGCCAATTGGGAAGGCAACAGACGCGTTGGTTGGAATAGAAAATGTGTTAGCCGAGGCATTGTCCATGGTAACAACTTGACCATTGTTAGCAAGAACAGCAGTATAAGACGCAGTTTCAGCATCAAAGGCTAAATTAATTTTTGGATCAGTTAAAGTTTTATTGGTTAGCGTTTGCGTTCCAGTAAGAGTGACTACACCAGTTAAAGTATTACTTGCAGCATCAATAGTTTTATTAGTGAGGGTTTGTGCAGTTGTCAGATCGGCCGTGACCGATGTGTCAATTGAAACGGTGACAGTTCCTGAAGTTCCACCGCCGCTAAGACCTGTGCCAGCAGTTACGCCTTCAATATCACCCGCACCTTGATAGGCTAAAGAGTTCCAGGCTGTTGATCCGTTACCAATCTTTACTTTAAGCGTGTCAGTCTCAAAACCCCACTCGCCAGCAGCAAGCGTTGGATTAGTTGAAGTCCATTGAGAGGCAGTTCCCCTGCGTACTTGGATTTGTGTTACAACTGCCATCAGGGAGTACCTCCGTTAACTGTTTGTGTCGAAGTTGTAGTCGGATCGCCACCATTGTATGGGGCAATGCTATCAAACACACCCGCATCTACTTCAGTCAACGGCGGAACACCCATGGCAGACCACGCTGATCCTGTGTAAACCTTCAAGCCTTCGGTTGTGTTGTAGTAAAGATCGCCAGCCCTAAGAGTTGGCGTTGAAATGTCTGTGGGCGATACAGGAACATTGGTAGGCGTTAAGGCTAAGCGGCTCATGAAATGTCACCCATAACTAACCATGTGTCAGTTGAGGTTTGAACCGCCGTGGCTGTTGAATATTGCGCTCTCAACTTAGGTGCAGTTGCGGTTGCGCCTGTTGAAGCGATGGTTACACCACTTGCCCCTGAAATTGTCACTTGGCCCGCACCCATTTGCGCGATGTTTATTTGAGCGCCGATTGGATAAGCCACACTTGAGTTCAAAGGAATGGTTGTTGCTATTGCGCTGGCGTTAGTTTGCGTTACAAGTTTGCCGTTATCATCTAGAACCGTGGTGTAGGTGGTCCCTGTTTGCGCGTTAATGCCTAGGTTGATCTTTGGACTAGTGAGAGTAGAAGTTGCGATTGTAGCGCCGTTGATAGTTGGGCTTGTTAAAGTTTTATTAGTCAAAGTTTGTGCCGTTGTAAGATCGGCAGTCACGGCTGTGTCAATAGCCAAAGTCACAGAGCCGCTTGATCCGCCGCCTGAAAGACCTGTGCCAGCGTTGACGGCGCTGATGTCGCCCGACTCAGGGATGTTGGTTGTAACCAAAACGCGTGTGTCTGTGATGTTGGCGTTTGTGATCGCAGTTGCGCCCGCGCCTACGGCAACGGTGGCTAAGGTAATGGAGTTGGCTGGAAGGCTTGGAGCCACAGGCGATCCCGCAGGAGTTCCCGCAATTGCCTGGATCACCACATTGTTTAGCGATCCTGTGTAATAAGCGTCATTTACAGTTGCGCAAATAAGGTCAATGCGTGGGTTGGTTGGATCGGCTGTGTTCAAAGAAAGAACAACGCTTGCATCGTTGTAAGTTACATAAGTTCCCATGTTGGCTTGCGTGGTTCCCACAATTGCCGCCCAACCTGATGCAACAACAACAGAAAGACCCGCAGGAGTGTTTTGCGTAACGAGTAAAGATGCGCTGTTGATGATACCTGTGGTAGCCCACAGCGCCTGGGTTGTAAGGCGATCGTTTTCAGCAGGGTGCGATCCGTTCTGCAACCAACTGGGCGGGGTTCTAACTGTCATTTATTCTCCTAAATGTAAGCCGATTGCCAAGTCACAGTTGCACCTGTCACACCCACTACTGTACTACCTGCGTTGCCTGTTAGGTAGAACAAGTTAGTACCTGGTTGCGCAGAGAACCATTGACCCGAAGCCAGCAAGTTTCGAGCGGGGTTTCCGTTCAAAGTGATTAGTTTATTGTATAAATCTACGGTCAAGAAGTCCGTGTTGGTTAAAGAGCAAGTAAAGTTCAAAGCCAGGTTCTCGGTTTGGTTACCAAGGATCGGGTTGATGATCGGTCCGTTTAACACGATCGTTGGGTAAGTTTCAGTCCAGCCGTTGTTCTCGATGTTGGTTGTGATCAAGACCGAGCCGCCGCCATAAACCAGGTTATAAACGCGGTTATAAGTGCGGCCGCCTGGCGGAGTGTAATTTAGAGTCGCGGTCTGAATATTGGAGTCGTAATACCGTGGATCGGGGCAAAAGAAACTGACCTGGGCCACGATGTAGCCGTAGGTGTAATTGGGGTCTACGGAGGCACTCAAGCCGCGTACGCGGGCGTTTATGACCTGCTCCCCTGCTGCATTGGACAGGATAAAGTAAAGGGGCGTAGTGCCGCTTGCCTGGGGTAAAAGGGCCAACTGTAGGGTGTTGAAGTTGGCTTGAGCCGATCCCTGGCTGTTTCCCAAGATCTGAACCAGCATTGTAATGTATCGGCCGCCTAAGAAATCACGGCCCGAGAACATACCGTCTGCGTAGCCACGGTTGTCATCTTGGGATCGGATGCCAGGCAGCCCTTCCAACCCATCAACGCTCAAGATTTGATAAGGCGATCCAGTTCCGCCAAAGACCTGGTTGTTGAATGAGAATGAATAATTAGCAATTACGGCTGGCATTAGAGCATGACCGCCCCTCTAGCGGCTCCGCCGCCTCCAGCGCCTTTAAGTGTGATCGTGCGCGCTGCAATAGAAGCCGCTCCGATAGCGCCGCTTTCTCCTGAAGCCAACTTGCTAGGCGCAGTAGGGACCACAACATTTCCAAACTTGATGGCGTTAACCACGCTTGTTGTGGTTGCATACGGATCAGAAAGATTGACCCCTGTGATACTGATGTTGTTATTTGTAGTCGTTCCGCCCTTCGCTCCCGTGGTACCGCCAGCCTGACCAAATGGAGTGCCTGTATATGGCAGCGTCTGTGTCGATCCACCAGCAGCCGTTGAAGCGTAGGCTGATTGGGCAGATTGAAGCGCCGCAGTTGCAGCAGCCACCGCAGCCAACTGAGCCTTAAGAGCAGCCAACTTTGCAGCAGTTGTTGCGGAGATTTCATCAATAGCCTTTTGATAGGCAAGTTGTGCATCGACCAGGGCCTTTTGCAGAACCTTTTGCGCCTCGGCTAATCCTTCATTGAGTTTCTTTTGCGCTTCCTCGCGTGCCTTTTGTAATATTGCAGCAGACTCAGCAAGAGAAGCCTCAAGGCGAGCCTTGGCCTCTGCAATCGCGGTCTGTAGTTGTGTGGCAGCCTCAAGCATACGAGCATCGCGTTCTGTTTTGGCTTCGGTCATGGCGCGGGCATACTCAGCGTTGGCCTCGGCCAATGAACTCATCAACTCGCGATCAACCTCAGCCAGGGAGTTCTTTAGATCAACAGCAACCTGATCGTAGGCTTGGCGCAACTCGGATGTGGCTAGGTTTGCTCCATTGCTCATCGACTTAGCCAAGGCATCAAGACCAGTTTCTTGAATACCCTCAAGGTCCATAAAGGTTTCGCGTATTTCTTTCTGCTGCTCAGGCGATGATTTCTTTAACTCATCAATCATCTGATTACCAACTTCAGGTCCCGCTTTTACGACCTGCTCAATGAAGGTCTGTGCATAACCTTCTCCCGCTAGGTAGGCAGCGCCCTGTTGTAGTTTCTTTGCCGCCTCAAGTTCCTTTTTCATTTGATCCAGGAAGCCGCCTGAAGTCTTACCCTTAAAAGCCTCAGTCAAACTGAATGATGTGCCTGAGGCAAAGGCGCTGCGCAAGCGATCCACAGACTGCTGGATAATCGATGCTTCCTTTTCGGCAGCCTTAACCCGCAGATCGGCAGCCTTGGTTGCGGCAGCCTCTTTCAGATCGGTTAACTTTCTCTGAAGCGTGGCTTCTATCTCAGCAGTTTTCTTAGCGTAATCTTTTGCGATGTTAACCATCTCAACGGTGTGAGTCTTTTGGGCATCCTCAACCGCAGCGTTGTAAGTCTTTTGTGCATCAGCGCGGCGCTCGCGATCGGCTTCCTCGGCATCAGCCATGGCTTCTGCGTAGGCCTTTTGTAGATCGGCTACCTTCTCTTGATACTTTTCATGTGCATCAATTTGCTTTTCAATGTAGGCGGTTTCAATGTCCAGCATTTTTTCGGCGCGTTCTTTTGCCGCATCCGCTGCTTTCTTTGCACCCTCAGTATCAACTGTGGTGGTGGTTGACTTTGCACCCTTGGTTGCTTTGTCTACTTTCTTGCCGTTCTTTTCAGCAGCGTTGCCCATCTTGTCCAGGCCAGCCGCTAGATCTTTGGCTTTCTTTGACGCGGCATTCGCAAAGTCGCTGATACCGTTCAAGCCTTTATTCATTAAGTCAAGTCCTGCTTTTGCGTACTTGCCAACTCCAGGAAGTTTAGAAAGCGCCAAAAGTAAAAGACGAAGTGGTCCTGTTGAGATTTTCATGATTGCTTCAAAGACCTGGCCAACCATAGGAATGATTGAAGCAAAAGCATTCAGAGCAACTTTAGCCATGGCGATCACGGCTTTTCTAAAGGTTTCATTGCTTCTAAACAACTTGACCATGGCCGCAACAAGAAGTCCCACGGCAATAACGATGAGGCCGATAGGGTTGAGTTTCTGAACCAAGTTGAGGATTTTCTGTTGAATGATTGCAGCCTTTACAAAGACTGTGTATGCACCCCAAGCAGCGCCAAGCACACCCACGGTGATCGCAAACGCCTTGACTTCGGCTTGGTTATCCTTAAAGAAATTACCAACCTTTGTAAGAACTGGAATGAGCAACTCTAAGACTTTCAATACCGCTCTAAAGGCTGGCATCAAAGCCTGACCTAAAGCAACTTTTGCATCCTCAATTTTGGCTTGCAGGGTTTTCATGGTGTTGGCAGTTCCGTCAGCGGTGCGTGCATAGTCGCCCTGGGCCAACGCGGTGTCGCGCATGATCAGCGCGTAAGCGGCTTGCGACTTGATCGCCACAGGCAAAGTTCCACTTGTTGTTTTGATCAGACCCATTCGCAGGGCCTCTTCCTTTAGGCGCACCTCAGATAAAGCAACACCGAACCGCTTGAGAGGTTCTGTTTCACCTGAAAGACCTGATCGCAAAGCGGTGATGGCTTGATCGATGGATGTGTTGTTGAACGATGCCATGTCTGCGGCCAACTGAACAAGGCTGGTAGACATCTCTTGCGCTTCGCCTTGGCCCAAACCAAACGCCTGGAATAAATTGCCGTAAGTTCCAGCCGCTTCTAAAGCAGCCTGGTTAGAAATACCCAGGTTCTGTGCAGCGCTTGCGCCAAACTTCTCAACTTCGGCAGCGCCCTCGCCAAAGACAACTCGGACCTTTGATAAGGACTCTTCCATATTTGATGCAGCCATTACGGACTGCTTGGCAAAGGCCGCAACTTGAGAAGCCGCAAAGGTGGTACCAAGTGCAGCGCCGACCTTCTTGAGGTTGCCCACAAAGTTAGTCATACCTGTGCTGCTCTTTTTTACATTGTCATCTACGCCCTTGATCGCGGACTGCGCCTGAGCCAGGCCTGTTTTCAACTGACTTACATCGGCTACGAGTTGGATGAGTAGCGGAGGAAGCGTAGATGCCATCTCTTATCCCCTCAGGTATTGCACGAATGCGCCAGTAAATGTCCTGTTAAGTTTACCTGATTGTTTCAGGCTTTCAGCGGCAGGAGCAAGATAAGGGTATTTTACTCCCGACTTCCATTCAGGAAGTCCCATTTCAACGGCGCGTGCATACACCATCGAAGCGCCAACCTCTGCGATGTAACTACTGCCGAAGCCGATCTTTGTCTGCGAATAAATAGAACGACGCAAGTTACCAGTCATAACATTTGGACCAGGTCCAGTTCCAGGGATGTGGCCCTGGCCTCTCGGGTGTGTTCCTGTGTTTGCGTTCTTTTTGGCTTCTCGTTCAACAGAAGCCGCAGCCATGCCTATGGCATAACGCGCCGCGTTATTAAGATCTGCTTCTGTTCTATTGAATGCAGCCAAGAATTGAGCCAGGTTTGTGAACTCAATTGTCACTCTCGCACCTCGCTTTGCATCTTAGTTACAGTTGCTGCTATTCCCAACAACCAATCAGCGGTCCCTGCGGGTAGATCATCCACTTGCGCGGGTGTCCATCCAAAGCGATCAGCGAACTGAAAGTAGTACCACTCCTCATCGGGGTAATCTAAATCAGGTCGGCGCTCGCCACCCTCAAGCCACCACCTTAAGCGTTCGAGTTGTCGGTACCCGCTTTTGGGTCTTGCTCGTTCTCAGGTGTTTCGCCCAAAGATGGGAACAGATACTTCTGCGCATCCTTTGTAGCGTCAACCAAAGCATCGTAATCTTTCATTTCTAACTCATCTAAGTTCTCAATCTTGAGAGCAGGGATAAGCAGGTCCAAAGACCAGTCCTCAATAAGCATCGCAATCAAAGCATCGCCTAAAGCCATGGCGCGAGTTAGATCTCCGCCTTCAACATCTGCTGTCTTTAGCACGCGTTTGCGATCCTTAACGCGTAATGATTTAGGGTCCTTCATTGTTACGGTTACACCCGAAGGTAGTGTTATTTTCTCAGCCATTTTTGCCTCCATTAGTTTGCCTTCCTTACATCATAACTGATAGGGAGCAGGTGGGCGGGATGGCGGGAAGGCGATCGCCATCAACCAATCCCACCTGCTCTTGACCTTATGCGTAGGTTCCTGATGCTTTCGCGTTCTGTAGGACCCACTTAATCGGTGCAAATCCGCCTGTTGATCCAGCGTCAGTTGTGTTTCCCTGGCCGTTTAGATCAATAGAGACCTGCACAAAGTCCTCGCCGCGTTCAATAACGGCTGCTGTGTAAGCGCCCTTAGTGATTGTGGCTTGGAGTTGAACTGCCGCTGCGCCCGCGCCGTATGCCCAGTTAAGAACGATGGCTGGCTGTGAGTTGTTTAGGTAGCGAGTTAGTTCTGTGTCATCCTCCATGATGAAGGTGATCTTGCCTGTTACCTCAAGAGGTCCCAAGAAAATGTTGTATGGGTTCTGAGTTGCGCTGATGCCGTAGACAGGAGTGACTGAGCGAGCCATGTCGATGTTTCCAGTCATTGAGTTGGAAACAGCAGAGCCAGCGATGCTTACGGTTCCACGCCATACCTGTGTTGGTAGAAGCGTTGAGAATGTAGGTGTTGGATCAGAAACTGCTGATGACTGCCAGCCTGTTGTCTTTGTATCGTACTCAAGCATTCCGTCAGCGTTGAACTTCAAAGAGAAGTCGCTGAACTGGCAGCCTGGATAAGAGCGAACATCCGCTGCGTAGAAGTCAGTTAGTGTGTAAGAGATTGGCTGATCATCTGCGCCTGATGTGAGGCTGTTCTTTAGCGAAATTGTGTGTGTGTAAGGTGCTGAAGCGCCTGTTGTTGCTACTGAACCTAGAAGTCCTGCGATCGCATAACCAACTGTGTCGGCAAATACTGCGCCGCCAAAGTCAAAGGTTGAGCGTGTGCGACCTTGTAGGTAGTTGTAGTTCACAACATTGGAGCCACGAAGCCCTGTGTCGTAGAGCGGATCAACAACATCGACTGGCTTGATGTTGTCCTTTGCTACTGGGATAAAATCGGTCGGTGCAACGATCGTACCCTTGGTTGCTTCTTTAGCGATACCCAGGTACGAGCGTACGGATTGCTGTACTGACATTATTCACTCTCCTTAGAGTCGGAGTCTGACGCGGCAGACTTAGTTGGGGCTGGTGTTGGTACTGCTGGCTTCGCTGCTCCTGCTGCTGCGCAGTCAGGATGTGTAAAGCCTTCGGGTGCGTCAAACTCGTCACCTGGTTTTACTGTGATCCCCAGCGATGGGAACACTCGTTCATCTGTTCCGTTGTATTTCAGTTTCATGTTTGCTCCTATGCTTGGATCATTTCAGTAACATCGAATTCTATCTCAGCAAACACTTCGGAAGCGCCCTCATTGGTAGTTGAGACTTCTCCGTAGCGTGCGTTGATGATCGGTTCGGCTCCTTGCCACACTAGGTTACCCGTTGGGTCGCCAAAATTGTGGTCGGAACGCAGCCGCTCTTTGATGTTGTCGATTAGCACATCAAAATCATCCATTACATCCTCTGCGTTGCGATGCATTGAGTGGGTATAAATCTGCAAAACAATCGTGTAGTCCACACGCTTCCAACCACTATGCGCACCGCCGATCGCCAGGCGTGTTTCTCTTTCTGCCGCAATGAAAATGACAACGGCCGAACGAGTTAATTGTCCAGGCTGAGAGTTGACCTGATAGTTGATGCGCTTGGGAAAGGAAGTAAAGACTTGGTTCAAGTTTGTAATCTGTGGGTTGGAAATAAACGCCGCGAGCGTGTTTCGGACCCCTACGCGGCCAGCCATTACCTGATCCTGCGGTACTTATCGACCATGTCCAAAGCCAACTTGATCTCACCGCCATAGCGTGTAGCCCCTGGCAGACTCGTTTGAGGTTGGGTTGTGATGTTCATGGTTAAAGAGTTGTCGCCTCGAACCTTGATGAAAGCGGTGGTGATCAAGATGCACGCTTCCTTGATCGCGTTCGGCAGGTTGCTCACTTGAGTTCCTGCGGCGTGGGTATAAAGCAAAGGCGAAGCCAAAGAAACGGTTGTGCTGCCGTAGGTATAAGCGCTAGAAACATAAACAGTCTCGGTGTTGGCCCCATCAAAGATACGCAGCATTTGACCAGCCACAATTCCAGTCGCCCGCTCTACAACAAGGCTTGAGGCCCCTGCTGTGGCGGTTACGATCGGGTTATTGACGAAGCCCGCTACATAGGTGTACTTAGTAAAGATCTGTTGAGTTGGCGATCCGCCACCGAAGGCCAAAGGACCCTGGCTTGACCAGTTCAAAGCCATGGATGAGATCGGGATGATGATCTGTTGGGCCTCGAACCAAGCGTTAGAACAGTCGGTCAAAGCCGACAGAAGGTTAGGTGTTGGGCCGTAGTAGAAAGACTCCAGGGAGATGATCGGACTTTGATTTGGATGCAAGGAGATGTATCCCTGCGGGGTAAAGCGTGTGCGCTGGGTCTCTGTTTGGCGATTGGCCACCAGGTTTTGGTTCAAATATTCATCCATGAAAGATGAAGCGCGAAGGATAACCCGAGCCAACTCCGCGTCTTGGGCAGCAGCGTTTCCACCGACTACCAGGTTGTCATAGTCGATCGAGGTCGGAGCGTTCTTATACTCCGCAACCGTCAAATATGGCCGCTCGGAGAAAGTGTCGAGTGTTACGCCTGTTGTCATTTATTCTCCATCTCGCGGGATGTCTTTGGCCTCTATACCGCAACGACCGCATTTGCGAAACCAACCGTTGAAGCCACATTCTACGCAAGTAAATCCTCGTTGGAGGTCGCCAGCGCTGTAAGGATTAAGAGATGCTTCAAAGAAGCCCTCTGCCTTCATCGCCTTGCCCGCACTTGCACTTTCAACATTGTAAATACCGCTGCGATCGGGAAAGTAACTCTTGCCGCCTACTACCGTTTCTTTTACACCACGGTCAGGTGCTACATATCTGCCCATTGTGATCCCTTCCTCTTTGGAATAAAGAAGGGTGCGCCCACTATCTGACGCACCCTCCTTCTTTATTCAATTGTTACGCGTTAACAATTCCTGAAACTGCGCCATTCCATGCTGGAGCGGTGCAGAAGAAAGTGCCACGGAAGTAAGTTGAGAAGTCATAGGTGAACTGTGTGACAGGCCATTGAATTCCCATGTAATCCTGAACTAAGAAGTTCGCCCAAACATCTGAAACCTCAGTGTCAGGGATTGGAAGTGTGAATGAAAGAACTGGAGCAACGCCCTGGTTGAGCCATGGGTGAACCATGAGATCAACAGCCTTGCCTGTTACTTCATTCTGTAGACCAGTAACGATAGAACCGTAAGTGGTTCCACCTGCGCCTGGATCGTTGATTACCAAACGGTAGTTAGCGGTTGATCCGCTCTTGATCGCATCTGAGAGTTGCTTACGATCGTTACCGTTAAGGAGAACCAAATCAGGATCAGCCTTTACATTCTGATACAAGGTTGCGAACACATTTTGGAACTCAACGCCAGGGTTGCTGGTGCTGAATGCGCTGTTGATTGCGTTAAGAGCGCCTGTGTTTGGACCGAGAACAGTTGGAAGGATGCCGTCATAACCTGTTGCATAGGCAGATGTGTCTGCTGTTGCGCGAGATGCTGCTGCACCTGTTGTGGTGAATGCTGCGTTGTTACCTGTTAGTCCTGCTGTTCCAGCGCCCTGAATTGTAAATGTGCCAGTTCCCTTTAGAGTTCCCTGGTACTTCAAGTTTGCAGCGCCTGTTGCTGTTCCAACATAGATGTTGTAACCAAGTGCGCCTGTGACTGCTGTTGCTACGGTGATTGTTAGAACATCGCCTGATGCAACTGCTGTGTTTGCTTCTGTTCCGAGGATTGACTCGCCGAAGCCGTTAGCAGAAATACCAGCGTCTGTTGTTACATTCACATAGTAGGTTGTTGCAGCAAGTGCTGTCTGTGATCCTGAAGCAACAGGTGAAGCAAGTGTGAATGTAGGTGCTGAAAGTGCGCCTGAGTATCCGCTTGCTGTTCCGCGTGCCATAAGCATCATGCGCTCTTCCATCAACATTGTTGCATAAAGTGTTGATGTTGATGACAACTGACGAAGGTCCTGGTATCCAAGGCCTGAGAAGTTGGCATCGAATGAAACCTGATCAGATAGAGAGTATGAGTTGTATGGCAAGACTAGATCATCTGCTGTGTAAGAGATCTGTGGACCGCGCTCTAGGTAGAGGCCGTTGGCTCCGCCTGGTGCAAAGTTATTCTGAGTTGTCTCAGTAATACCTGGCCAAATCTGTCCTTGTCCACCAGTTCCTGTACCTGTGTATCCAAGAATTCTTTTGACACGGTGTGAGGTACCGACACCCTTCTTACGAGGGATGCGGTTACGAAGTGGAGTTGGGCGTGGTGTTAGCAACTTAGCAGGTGCTTCGAGGTCAAATGCCGCGAAAGATGTGCTAAGAGGTGAAGTTGTAGTGATTTCTTTTTGAATGTCCTGCATCGCTAAGCGTTGTGCTGCGAGCGCATTCTGAAGTCCTGCTGCTGCATCAGCAGTCAAAGACTTAGATGCTGCAAGGGCTTCCATTGCTGCCATTGGATCTTGTGTAGGTGCTTGTCCTGGAACATGAGAAGCGTTAGATAGGGACTTTCCGAGTAGATCGGTGTACTCCTCCATCTTTTGCGCTGCTTCATAAGGTGTAGCACCGTCAAAGAGATCGGCAGCCTTTGGCATTTCTGTTGCCATGGGGCTTGTTCCTTTCGGTAGGTTACTTGTTATCGGCTTCAGCGGCCTTTGCTAAGAATTCCTCAGCAAGGGTCTTGTAGCCTTTAGCAAGTGTTGGGTCGGTTGTTGCATTTGCTTTCGCTTTGTAAATGGCAGCCTTGGTTAGCAAGTCGTTCGTTGTTTTCACATTGATCGGCTTGGCTGTACGGCTTGGGCCACCAGCCACTGCGAGAGACTTGGCAAGTTCCAACTCAGCCTCTAAACCTACCGCTTTGGAAAGCGCTGCCTCTTTTGCAGCAACTAATTCCGCGATCTCTGATTTGAGAGATTGTGTTGCACTCTTGACCACCTGCTCTACGATGGCTTCTACATCTGCTGGGTTAACTTCAGCAGAATTCTCTGTTGCTTCTACGGCTTCGGTGGCAGGTGCTTCCTCTGCAACTTCCTCAGCCTTTACTTCCTCATCGTTAGCCTTTACTTCAGGCTCTTCGCCTTCGGCTGACTTAGGAGTTTCTCCTGGCGCATACATCTCGGCTGTTGTTACATGAGATGGCTTTGCGACATTCGCAAAATCATTAGTTACTGTTAGACCGTGATCGGTTCCTGGTTGGTTGCATCCGCACTCAAGGCACTTAGAAATCTCAGCAGACTTTTCTGCATCAACTTCATCGGTGTCTGCGGCCATGTACTTGTCCCACATTGCCTTGGCAGCGTCATCATCCATACCTGCTTCTTTGCAGCGCTTTAGAAAATCAGGCTTCTTTTCATCTTTAGCAGGTTTCATTTCTTTATCTGATCCAGCAGCGCGTTCAATAATTGTCTCTTCTTCCACGACTTCTCCCTCTGCTTCCTCTCCTTCATACCATGCATGGAGATGCATAACGGCTTCTAGAAGGTGTCCGATAGATTGTATTTCATTGTGTCCTTCACGCATTTCTCCTGCTTCAATCGAGATGAGATTAGCAAGGGCCTCGCGTGCGGCTTCGTACTGTGTCTTATCAAACTTGAGAAGGTCCCCAATTGCTTCTACAGGAAGTTCGACTGTATCTTTCATTGAGGTCTCCTCTGACTTGGTAAGCGATAGTAAGTGTAGGGCAGATTGTAATGCTTTGCGGAGTTCCGCATCGGTAGATTTACCTGTGCGGCCCACAAAGACTGCAAGGCTGTTCAAATCAACTTGAATGTTGTGTATTGTTTCAGCCTCGCTGTTGTAATTCTGATCCTCTAGGCTTGTCTTTGCAGACTCTAGAGTTGTTTTGGCTTTCTTTAATTCTGTGGCAGCCTCTTTTGGATCATCGGTCTTTTCAGCCCTCTCAATGTGTGAGCGTGCCTTGTTGACTTTTGCCGCAGCGCGATCGCGTGTTTTATCATCGTACGGGTTGTTTTGTTTTAACTCACCCTCAACATCGCGGGTGCGCTCGCCCACCGCTCTAATCTTGGCTTTTGCTTCGCTGCTTACTTTGCCTTTGCCACCGCTTGAGTCTCCGCCAGCCGATCCGCTTTCGCCGCCCGCAGAACCGCCACCGCCGCCTCCTCCGCCACCAGCAGCGCCCGCAGCAGGTGCGCCCATAGCGCCAGCCCCGCCTCCGCCTCGGCCGTGTGAGGATTGATCATGCCCTGGGTGTTTAATAATGTCTTCGGTTAACTCTTCAACTTGAACAAGGCTTGACTCGCCATCGACACTCTTGGCAAGAACCAACTGGCAGTTGGGATTTGCAGGGCGATCAACAAGTGAAACTTCAACAATCTGTCCATCAATAATGCGGCCGTTCGCAGCCTTTTGATCACGCACAACGCGTGGAGATTTAATGCCGATTGAGAAACCGCGAAGGACTCCTGCATCGACTTTCTTTACTGAAACTGGATCAACAACATGAGCCATGATGTAGTGGCCATCCGCCTTTGCCTCGTACTCTTTCGCAACACCTGCTGCAATGCTTGAGTGTTGTTCGCGGATGTTGCCACCGCTCTTGAACCAGGCTGGCATTGCGCGATCAAGCCACGCAGCGTCACAGATCTGCTGGTCAATATCAACTGAGTCATCGGTTGCCTTGCCGTAAACCATCAAGGTTCCATCAGGCTGACGGTCCGCTTTCTCAATACTGAAATACGAAGTGGTTAGATCGTTCACCGTTGATTTCTCCTTGCTTTCATTTGCTCTAAGAATACCTCTAGCCCAGGACCATCCTGCATCGCCACCCCAAAGAAGCCAAGCGATGTAACCAGCGCTATCGACTCCCCAACCTTCGCCTTTCTTATCCACCTCATGTCGGGCAAAGTAAGAATTCATGCGTTTGATCGTGTCTAATGATAGCGCTGCGCCGTTAGAAAGATCGCGAGCGCGGGCAACGCCGACTTCTGTTCCGCCTCTGTTGTGTTTCTTGCGAAGTTCAAGACCGCGTTTTGCATTAGCACGCACTTGCTGCGGCGGTACAAATCCATCGGCCATGTTTATCCTTATCTCGCGTAGTAATACTTTAGCAGGGTTATCTTGAAGGCACGCCTACAAGCGTTGTTCCCATTGGAATGTCGTCATCAAAGTCAGGAATAACAGGAAGCAAAGCGCAGCGACAGTTGGGGTGTGCTGGGGGTTGCGTATTGCCTGAGTTGAAGGTTCCACCGATCGGCACGACTTGGTTGGCGTTCTGTGCGCACTTAGGGCAAGGATCAGAAACCTCCCATTCCATCTTGGGGATCTGCATCTCCCTGTAACGGTTGATTGTTGCAGCAGACATTGCGCGGTTCTGCTCGGTTACAGCGATCGTCAAGGCTCGATGAGAGGATGCAACATTGCGCCTGATCAACTTGGCCGCTTGGTTGGCCGATAAGCCCTGCTCTAAAGCATCAGCGATCGAGTTACCAATGTCATTTATGGTTGTGTTGGTTAGTTCCTTGAGTGTGATCCCAAAGGAAGCCAGGAAGCGTTGAAAGGCCTTAGTTGGGCGCAGTAAAAGAGCCGCAGCCTCATCGCCAGGGTTCCATCTTGACCAGTCGATAAAATCATCCTCAAGGGCTTTCTTTGCCAGGCGTGTTTTGGCGATTGCTTCATCAGCGGCAGCCTCTCCAGTCACCCAGCCTTCGGCATAGACGCGTTCCATGACACCGATCACGGCGGTCATATTCACTCGCACATTGAGCATCACCCATGCGCGAGCGCGAGCGCGATCTTGAGCGCGGTTGTCCGACATGTTTGGTTGCGTTTCTTTATACCACTCGAACACGCGTTTGAATTCCGCAGTTTGTGCCAGCGCTGCTCTGATCTTGACGGCACTCTTTGCAGCCATACGCCCATCGGCTTTCAGAGGCCCCCAAATCATGAAAGGTAAGCCTTAGCGAGCGCCCGAGCGCTGTCTAGATCTCCTTCGTAAGCGCAACGGTTCAAAGCATCTGCCACGATAGGATCGAGTGATTTGAATTCAAACAAGCGAGCGCGTTTGCCCTTGTTAGCCCACTTCATAAAGGCCTTAACCTCGGTCTTTGTCTCTTCATCGATCTCTTCCTCTTCAAGAACTCCTGGTTCCTGTTGAGGCTTCTCGCCTACTTCCGTCACAGGTGCAACGGCCTCAGCGTTTGGCCCAGCCAAAGCGGGTGCTGTTGACGCAGTTGCGGCATCAATAATTCCATCAGGGCTGAACAAGAAAGTGCTGGCCCCTGCCATAAGGATCGGCATGTCGGCTTGCGGTGTATCGAGCAATGGAAGGCCAAGTTCGGATCGGCGTTCGTTGATTGTTTTGCCACCGCTTGTGATTTCAATTTGGTTCTTGCGAGCGTTTGACTCGTTGTCCAGGCGCTTGGATGTCATCAACTTAAACTCCAACTCTCGTGGCATACCAAGGTATGTGTAAGAGATGTTGGTCAGCATCTTGCTGATCCAGTTAACCAAAGGCTGAGTTCCGATTGCCTCCGCGCTTTCAGCGCGACCTTCCTCGAAACCAGCGCCTCCCAGCCCGCCCTTCGGTGCAAAACCGATCTCGGCTGGTTGAACGCCGTAGTGACCACAAATGGATGTGATCAAATAGTCGTCAAGAGTGTCTTTGAACTTCTCACCATACGCATCAAACTGCACAGGAGTCATACCTGCTGGCAATAAGCGTAGGCGCTTGCGTTGCTGTGTCTGACCCGCTAGGTCATCGTTGAATATGTTTTCATAGGCTCGAAGCAAATCAGGGTTAGTACCCCAGTTCTCATCCGTTGTAAACATCAACTCAGGCAGAACACCATCGGTGTACTCGGCTCTGATCCATTGCTGGCGGCGAAGGTAAATGTCGGCCAAAGGAAGCGCTCGCTCTGTTGGGCTGAAACCATAAACAGAAGTTGTGCGGCGATTGCGTACCATGTACTGCAAATCATCTGAGGTGAATTCGCCATCGGCCTTTGGATCATCATCGTTGGCTGTGAATTCTGCGCGAGGGAAGCCATACAAGATCTGCTGAAAGGCTGCGTTCGGGGCCATAGGGCGCATACCGCGATCATCTAAGAGCGGTTTGATGGTTGAGCCATCCAAGATTTGAAGGCCGTATAAATCCCCGCCCACGGATCGCTGTGGCCAAACGGCCCAGGCATCAATTACCAAGATCTCCTCGAGGGCGATCATCAACCAATCTGAGAAGGTGAGGCCGTTAGATCGGTCAGGGTTCTCCCAAAATTGACGCACTCTGTTGATTTCATCGGTGTATTTCTCACGCGCTTTAGCCATAGCCCGCACATGATCGCCACCTGATGTTGCTGCAATCTTTTCTGAGGCATCTGTGCCAAGAACAACATCCCAATCAAGACCTGTGACTTTGTTCTTGATCACTTCAATACAACGGCGAAGGATGTCGATCTGATCTGCCGAAGCACGCAGGGTCTTGAAAGGAACCAGGCGCGTTTCAGTAACATTGATGTTTTGCGCAACTTGGTATTCATAACGCCGTGGATCGGGGCGGCCATCCTCACGAACAGGGTTGATTGCCCCTGGTGTGATTGGAGTGCCAGGGCCAAAAGGAACTGTTGAGAGCCAAGGGTTGCGTGGAAGCGGCGTTGAGTTACCGTAGTTCTGCGCGATTTGGTTCAGCGCATTAAGGCGCATCTGTTGTTCTGTAAGAGTCACCGAACCTGCGGGCAGGTTTGGAGCCTTTTCCACTTGACCTTGCAGTAGTGCCTTTGCGATACGGTCTCTAAGACCCATGTGTATCTCCTTTACTGCTTAAGCGTGTACTACAACTCTGTATTGGTTTAGGGTTGGAGCAACGGAGAACAACAGCGTGATTGTGTTAGTGGTTGCGTGGTTTACATCGCAGATGACTTCGGCATAAGAACCGCTTGCCTCGTAAACGCTAACGATCACATCTCTTGTTCCGAGGTTGTGTGTGATTGTGTAAGAAGTTGCTGATCCATCACCGACATTTGCCGCATATTTGGATACAACAACTGTTGAGTCAATTGCTACTGTGTTTGTAAGGACCGAGATACCGTTGCCAGCGCCTACTGCTAAATCTGATGCCAAATTTAGACCTGATGTTGTTGCTAATTTGATCTCAGCGCCGCTTGATCCTGTTTGCAGACCGTAGCCTGTGCGTGGTGCAAAGGTGAAGTTTGTGCCAGTTAATAATACGCCGTTGGAAGCGGTGTAAGTTCCCGCACCTGAGAACTGTTGGAACACAATCGGATCGGTTCCGACTGTTGTTACTTCATCAACATTTACCCAGCCTGTGTTTGCCAGGGTTGTTCCGTTATCTACAAAGGTAAAGTCACCGCCAGCAATCTCTGTTGGTGTGTCAAAGTCTGTAGCGCGAGTAAGCACCCAGTTCGTTGATCCGCTACCCACGGTTGTGAGTGTGTAGATACCGTTCTCCGCTGTGTTTGTTTGCAGTCTTACAAGAATGCGATCGTTGACGCTTGGTGTTGTGCCATCAGTTGTGAAAGCCGCTTGTGTTCCTGCGTTTGTAAGAGTTGCGCCAACACCGCTTGTACCGTTGCTATAAGTTGCGTTGAGGTTTGCAGTTGTTGCCGCATAAGAAGCCGCGTGGATGTTAAGACCTTGAGCAACATCATCTACATATTGTTTGGTTGCTGCATCGGTGCTTACTGTTGGGGTCGCAAGAGAGGTGAGTTTGTATCCACCCATGTTGAGATCTGTTGTTGGTGCAAAAGCGTGGACATGATCCTCTTTAGAAGGAGTTGTTGCAGTTCCAGCAGAACCCGCTGCACCTGTGATTGCGTTCGGTGTTGAAGTTCCAAGCGCTGGTGTGCCGTGGGTGTGATCAGCGCGAGCATAATCAGTTGAAGTTCCGTTACCGCTTGATGCACCGTAAGAAGTCTGCGCAGTTACAGTTCCAAACTGGTTAGTTTGCGCCCAGGTTGATCCGTTTGAATAATAGAAAAGATAGTTGTCGGTTGCGTAGTAAATAGTTCCAGCATCAACTGATCCAGCAGCGGGGCGTGCAGCGAGAAGTCCTGATTGAACTGCGTTGCCTGCTACTTCCCAACGAGTGCCGTTGTAAATGTAGAGTTGATTATCGCCTGTGTTGTAGTAAATCTGTCCTGAGTATGGAGTGGCTGGCGCTGTGGCAAGGTTCTGAATTACCGCATTCTGTAATTCGTTCTTGTTGAGGTCAATCGAGACTAGAAACTTACGGGCCATTTATTTCTCCTAGATCACATAGGCAGTGCCGCTGAAAGCACTGGTAAAGGTTATCACCATTTGACTTTTGCTTGGGTAAGAAAAGGTGCCTTCGCATTGTGTTCCAGCAGAGTCAAGAACGACCGCCGTTGGTTCACCGTTTAGATTGTGGTTAATGGTCCACACCGCGCTTGCGATTGCTTGAGTGTGAACATAGAAAATCTCTCCACCGCCTGGGCCTTGCGGTCCTGGAGATGAAATTACAACTGTTGGAATGATTGGCTGGATGATTACTGCATCATCACTCATCGGGTTACCTCCGCTGATACTACGACCTGGCCCTGTGCCAATCGGTAAACAATTCCGCCTGTAGAAGTTATCTCGATGTCATAGTAGTAGGTTCCAGGAATGATTGCGCGGGTTTGCGCAGCCGTGGCCTGGACTACCACCGTTCCATCGGTTGGCGTTGGGATCGTGATGCCGTTGCCGCCCGTTGCCAAAGACAAGACCGCTGTTGGGTCCTCAGGAAGTGATCGGATCTGCAACGCTGCGGTGTAGCCAGTTAGGTTGATAGGAACGGTTGCGATACCGCCTGAAATGTAGATGCCTGTTGCTGGGTTTGTCACCGTGAAAGTGGAACTTGTAACGCTGGCGATCGTTGCAGCCTGGAAGTTATATTGCGATGGCAACACGCCTGAGATGTTTACGGTTTGTCCGCCAAAGAAGTTATTGGCCGCCGTGAAAGTTACAGTTGTTCCGTTGCCTGAGATGTTTGTAATCGTTGCGGGTTGTTTATACTGAAAGTTAATGAACCAGTTAGCGCCTTGGTTGATTACGGTGTTATAAACGACAGACATTTCACTCCTTCGGCACTTCAGATTGCGTAGGTTCAATCATAGCGCTTCCACATTTAGAACAATGCGACATTGACTTTGGCATTGGCAATCCACACCTTGGGCAGAAGTTTGCCAACGCGCCAAAGTATGACGCAACGCTGCTCTTGCCAAGTAGATCTGAAAAGGCCTGAACCAAAGCGTCAATGCGATCGGGAGACTTTGCATCTTGCGGGGTCCAAATAGTCATCTGATCCTCGAGCATCGGATATTCACCGATGTGGTGAATGCGGCCCTGCTCATACATCGCAGCAACTGGTTCGGCCCTGAGGCGTTTGCCAACATGGGCGCGTATTTCACGGATCGGTAAGCCCAAGCGCACCTGCTTCAACACAGCACTCACCATGTCGCCGCCTTGGTTTACTTCAACCAAAATGCTGTCGGCTTTATGTTCATCAAACACGGCTACGGCCTTGCTCGCCCAATCAAGCGGTGATCCACGGAATGAATAATCGCCCAAGACATAACCGTGACCCGAAGCATCAGAACCACAGACAATAATTCCAGTCTCATCGCTTTCATCAGTATTAGTTACAGCAGGGTCGATCGACACCACGATCCGCGCCAAGGGTGGGGCCTTTGGTAAACGAGCGCGTTCAATCATGCCTTTGGTCCAAAGTGCGCCTTCAACATCCTCGAGGATTTCGCCGTACAACTCTTGGCGGCCCAGGCGTGTGCCGTTGTACCGGGCCTGGAGTTCCAACAGGGCGGCTGGGGCAAGGTTGGCTGCGTTATCAAAGGTTGAGCCGCGTGTGACCACGACAGAGCCGTCTGTGCGGCCCGCTAAGGCCCGAATGAGGGGCGTTGGCTTGGGAGTGGTGGTTACGATCACCCGAGGGTGTTCTCCCAGGCGCAGGCCAAACTGCAACTGATCCCAAGAGTCGGAGTATCGGTATGAGGCCAACTCATCGCACCAGGCTCCGTGATGTTGTGGGCCACGGAAGCGCTCAGGTTCATCGGCAGAAAATAGTTTTATTCGGGAACCGTTGTTGAGAATGATCTCACCGTTGTTGCGGTTCCAAGTCTTGAGCATTCGGTATCTACGCAGAACGCCTAAAATTCCTGATTGGCCCTCAGCGCAGGTATCTCTAGCGTCACCGAATGTCGGGGCTACTATTGCCCAGCGTGTCATCGGTGCTTGGATCGCTTCCCACGCCAACCACTCCGCCGCTGTCCTCGTCTTGCCCGCTCCGCGACCCGCCATGTAAAGCCAAGTCTTCCAACTCCCCTGCGGTGGCAACTGTTCCGCTCTCGCCTGTTCCACTTTCCACTTCCAACGGCTCGCTGCGATCCACTCCTCGGATGAGATTGACGATGCGCTCGATGTCTCCGTCAATGTCCCTGGTTCCGTCATAATTCACCACCTCTGCTTGGATGCGTTGTGGGGCATCTATGCCCACCAATCTTGCCCTTCTTTCCATCAAACGGATAATCGTACCGATGGCTCGATCATCACCTTTCATAGCCCTTGGCCATAACGCCACCTGCATACGATCCAAACGGTCCAACTCTTGCCAGCGAAACTCCTCAGGCGCTTGGGGGAGATTGCGCGTCATGATCCGTTCAAGCGCTCGCTGCGCACCTGACGGTGTTGCGTATCCGACCTCTTCGGCTATGCGCTGAAAAGTGAAACCCGCCCTCCGCAGTTCCAGGACCTTTGCTTCTTTGGCCTCAAGTTCGGCAGCCTTCTCCTCGGGTGTCGGAACGGCTACTTCTGTAATGTTTTGCTCGGCTTCCTCCATCTTTTGCTCAACTCTCAGGCAAACTTGAACGCATCACCACAACCGCCGAAGGGAAAGGGGCAGCGTTTGGTTGATCCCCAAACCTCAACCTTCCTCGGATAAAGCGCACCTCGTGGTCAATACAAGAGTCGTGCCACCAGTTGGTATCGGTACGCGAAGGAACAAGGCACACAATCGCCCCAGGGCCTTTTTGGGCTTCCTGATCGGCTTTACGCATCCAGTCTTTTATTTGGCGGCCGTAAGGCGGGTTCAGGAATATGTTTTCTCCTTGGGCATCAAACTGCCAGGATCGCATAAAAGCATCGCGCATAGATGGATCGAGGTGGTCGGGTCCATACCATAAATTACACAAGGCAGAGGAAGCCAAAGCAGCAGCGTCTAAACCAAAGTTGAACTCTTTATCCAGCGCCGCGTAGAAGTCCTTAGGGGTTGTCCAGGTGTCATCCTCTGACGACTTATAAACCGTTCCTTTGTAAAAGCCATCGCTCATTCCGCTTGCACCAATTCAGCAGTTTTGCCCGTAAACTTCTCCCACCTTGCCAAGATTACATCGCAATACTGCGGATCAAGTTCGACCATGCGGCACTTGCGGTTGGTCTGTTCGCACGCGATAAGGGTGCTTCCTGATCCCCCAAAGGAGTCAATAACGATGTCTCCAGGCTTTGATGAGTTCACAATTGATTTCTGCACCAGTTCAATCGGTTTCATCGTTGGATGAAGTTCAGATCGTGCTGGGCGCTGTATCTCCCAAAGGTCTGACTGCTTGCGATCCTCTACAACGGCCAAGCGTGCAGCATCAGCGTTCCAGCCATACCAAATCGGCTCATATTGCGTGTGGTAATCCTTGCGGGATAAGACCAGGCGATCCTTGGCCCAAATCACGGTGCTGCTCCAATGAAACCCTGCCTCACGCAAATTGCGATCAATGACTGGCCATTCCTGGGCGCTCATAACCAGGTAGATCGGTGCGCCAGGCTCGGAGAAATCAAAGAGGGTCTTGCAGAACTGATTGACGAACTCATCCCATTGGCCCTCGCTCATGTGGTCGTTTAGGATCGTTCGGACTTTCCAGCCCTGGACATTGTCGTTGTCGATCCCGCCGTAATTCACATTCCAAGGAGGGTCGGTCCAAATCAGGTGCGCCTTTTCCTCGCCCATCAAGCGGGTAAAGGTTGCTTCCTCGGTTGAGTCGCCGCAATACAGCAGATGATCGCCCAACTTCCACAATTGACCTAGTTTGGTTCGGTGTTCTACTTCCGTGATTGCAGGAGCATCATCAGGCTCGGGCGTGATCTCAGGTTCGGGCAATTCAAAGCCTAAGGCTTCTATGTCGAATTCCTCGTCTAGCAAATCCAGTAATTGTTTAGCCAGGACATTTTCATCCCATTCGGCCAACTCTGCGGTGCGGTTATCGGCCAAGGCATAAGCCCTGGCGGTTGCTTCATCCCAATCAGCGGGAACTGTGGCTACCTCGATGTGATCCCAACCCAGGGCCTTTGCAGCCTCAACGGTTCCATTGCCCGCAAGAATTACACCCTTGTTGTTGATCACGATGGGCTTGCGCTGGCCAAACTTTGTAAGGCTTGCCTTGATCGCATCCAGGTTCTTTTGAGAATGTAGGCGGGCATTACCTGGGTCCAGGGTTAGATCTGAAATTAGCCTTCTCGTTACTTCCATTGCTCGCCTTCTTACTTAGTTAGGTTCAGCCTTGCATCTAATAGATCATCAATGCTGCTTAGTAGTAATTCTTTCTTTTGATGGGATAAGCGATTGCCGTAGCGATCTACAAGCATCTCTCTAATGTTGCGCAGCGCTTCATCAATCTCCGCAACTGTTACTTCTCCTTCAATAACAATCATGGCATTGATATTACTATGTCTTTCTCCCTGCGCGTCTTTCCGCGAGCGCGACCACATCCTGTTCACGATAATAGACATTGCGACCCGCTTTCTCTACCCATACAAGTTGTTTTCGATGTTGTAATTGCCTGAGGTTGTTCATTGTAATATTCAATCGAGTGGCAACCTCCTGGGCAGAGAGCAACCCTTCGCTTACCATCCTGGACCCTCTGCTCGGCTAACTTGAGCCTGACCGCGAGAAACAGCAGCACGCTGAACCTTGGGAACGATGCCAATGTCAGTAGCAGTGATTTCCAAAGCGGTCTTATCAACTCCGTCACGCCCCTTAAATGTTGATTGTTTCATTGATCCCTGAACTAGAACGCTGTCGCCTTTGCGCAAAGCATCGACATAAACTTCGCCTTTATCGCCCCAGGTTGTTACTCGAAACCAAATGGTCTCGCCTTCGACCCATTCATCACCTTTGCGCTCGCGTGGAGTGTGCGCCAATGAAAAGGTTACAAGCGCAGTATCACCGCGCCCTGTCTTTACATATTTCAACTCAGGATCAGACCCGAGGTTGCCTTTGATTGTTACTGGGATGCTCATAATGTTCCTTCCTTTAGGTCTGTAATCTTACCGTCATTCTGTAATATTACAAGGCGACCGTCAGGTAATTGCATCGGCGTGTTTTCAGGTTCATCCCAAGAAGCAACCATCCATCCTTTGTCGGCTGCGAAAGCAGGGCGCAAATGGATCGACTCGGTTCCAAGGTTGTGGCATTCGTGGTGGACATACATCAAGTTGCTGACCGCGTCTTTGCCGCCCCTGGACTTAAGTTTGCGATGGTGGAGCGCCATAGACTCAGAAGCGGGTCGGCCACATTTCTCGCAGTAGCCGCCCGCTCTCTGAATTACTAGGTCAACGATCGCTTGTTTAATCGTCATCCTCATCGTCTTCCCACTCGGTGGGATCAACGCTGGGATGATCAACGCGCAAAGGAAGGCCAAAAGGGGAGTCAAGACTCATCAATACCAACCTCCGTGTAAATCGGGTCCTGCTTGCTTTTTCCAAAAGGCCCAGGCATTGCAGGGAGTGCCGTAGCGCTTGTAAATATACCGAAGGCCAGCATCAATTTGGATCTGCGGGTCCTTTGGCTTGAAGGGAAACTTGTAGTTGCCCCAAGTGGATGGCAAGAATTGAGCAATCCCAAAAGCCCCTGAGGACTTGTTGTGGGCGTTTGGCCGCCAGTTGCTTTCTTTCATCCACAAATCATGCAGACACTTGAATTCGCGTTTCGGGTTGAGCCACTTCGACTCAACTTTCATCGCTGCATAAGCCTTGGGCGACATGATCTTAATCTTTTGTGCCTGGGTTAAATGCGGCGCTTGCGCTTCTGCTGGTGCTGCTGCCACGAGTCCTACCGCTAAAGCGGCTGCTAAGAGAACTCGCGCTACCAACTTAACGGACTATTCCTTCTGCCCCTTTCGACAGACTTCGCAGAGTTGTTCTCCATAATGCCACGCACCATACGCGCAGCGGTTTAGCATCTGATCCATTTTCAGTTCCTCTCGGTTCGGGAATGGGTCGGGATTATTTTACCTGTAATGCTCGAGTCAGCGGCCCATCAAAAGACTTGCCGTGGGCCTTGCCGCTTGGCTCAACCAATACAATCTCGCGCTGCCACTTAGCGTGTCCGAAGTCCACAAAGCGGTCGTAATCGTGGACTGCCTCAATCGCGTTGTCGTATTTGCGTGAAAAGGTTACCGATCCATCCTCAACTACCTGGATCATGTACAGATTGCCTTCAGTCATAATGCCTCTCCTCCGTGTAATTTATCGTGTGGCCACACTTTTTGCATTCCACATCGTTGTCGATATTGCCCCAGTCATCGGTTGAAAGTGTCTCCTCCCAAACCGCATCGCAAGTCTTACCTTCCTCATCGCAAGTTGAGCATCTTTCTGCGCAAACAATCTCGCGATCAACCTCGACCGAGTAAATACCCGATCCCATCATGCTGAACCCTGGACTCACTTGCCCACCACCCGATCAATCATGGCGCTGCAAGAGCCGTAGCCGATCGCGTTGCCGTGTTCTGCCCCGACATAGCAAAGATCGCGGGTGGCATAACTAATCAAAAGCCCCAGGATGATCGCTGGGATTACTACAAACGCCACGAACCTACGGCGGCGATAAACAGGTGCGTTGTTCATTTGTCTTCCTTCCCTCTCGCAAAGACCACCGATTTGACGGTCGTTGTTAATCCATAGGATGCCATGGCATCGGCCACTTGTAGCCACACGGCTTGCCGCATCAGGGCATTTTTGTGCGATTTAGACATTGGCAGGTCGGTGCGTTCCTCGCCGATCAAGCCGTCATAATTGATCTCAATCTCTACTTTGAACTTATGCATTACGACCTCCAGGTTCTTGTTTCGTAGTTGGTTAGGATCAGGTAACAATTGAAGGCTCTATCCCAAACGGTCTGCGTTTCGCAGTTTTGCGTGGTCAAGTATGCGCGGCAAAGAAGCACCGCCATAAAGTTGTCGACCCAGTAGGCATAGCGCCAATGAAGCATCGGGGCTGGTTCAAAGCGATTAATCTGCTCTATCCAATGGCCACCCCAGGGCATCGAGGTATGGACCAGGTTCTCAAAGTCCTCCTCGATCATGTGCAGTTTGATTTCGCTCATTTATTTACCAGGCTTGCATGTAGATCAGCGCAAGGAATACAAACCCAGGTAATTATTTGCTCGCCGTTGTCGTATTTATACCAACGGCCCACCAGGGTTTTGGTTGTGCGCCCACACATTGGACATTCGTTCATTTGATCACCTTCTCTTCCTTTATCACTCGAGTGTCACCTATAACTTGCCATTCGCAACCTTCGTGAACCGCCACCGCATTGCCTGACATTCTCCAACGATAAATTACGCGATCCTTCACGGCCACTTTCTTTTCGCAAACTCCGCAGTCGCTTCTCATAGCAACTCCTGGATTGCTGCGATTAGAAAAGCCTCGCTGCAAGTGTCGCTCATCTTGATTGAGCGGCTGACCCCTGATCGTTCAAACTTGTAAAGGGTGATTTGGTTGTCTTCAACCGCAACTCGAACTCCCTCTGCAAGGTAGCGATCGTTGCTCTTTGTAAACTTCACTCCAAGTTGCCCTGGCTTCCAAAGATCCGCTCCGCCAAAGTCGTTGTCCTGTGGCACATCGATCTCGCCGCTCATTGCGATTTCAACTACCGCGTTTACAATCTTGCTGTCTGTTGCTGTGTACATTTTGCGCCTTCTTTCGTTTGGGGGGCTTTCGCCCTGGTAAGACATACCTTCCCGTAAATTCAAAGTTAGTGCAAGTATTTATGCCACTTATTTCTACTATTTTTTATTTATTTTTACGCGTGTTTGCTTTGAATTAGAACACCTGTT